CCAAAGAAGTTTATTCCAAAGAATCATAACGAAATGGTTCCACTTCCGTATATCATTACGGTAGAGGATGAAAGCAGGAAGGTCTTGTCTATCCGCAGGAACTATGACAAAGATGACAAGCGCAAGGAAAAGAAGATCTACTTTACGCACTACAAGTTTGTACCGGGTTTCGGATTCTATGGATTAGGTCTTATCCATTTCCTTGGAAACATGACGCTGACGGCTACTGCTGCAATGCGTAGTCTTGTAGATGCTGGTCAGTTTGCAAACCTAGCTGGCGGTTTCAAGGCAAAAGGTGTCCGTATTGTAGGAGACAACAATCCTATTGCACCCGGTGAATGGAAGGAAGTCGAGGCAGTCGGTAATGATCTGACAAAGATGATCATTCCACTACCGTACAAGGAGCCTTCACAGACACTATTCCAGATGCTCCAGTTTATCAGTGCGGCAGCCCAGAAGTTTGCCGACACGACCGAACAGGTAATCTCGGAAGCTGGTAACTACGGTCCTGTTGGTACTACGATGGCTCTACTGGAGGCTTCAAGCAAGTTCTTCAGCGCAATCCACAAGCGTCTGCACAAGGCACAAAAGGAAGAGTTCAAGCTTCTAGCTCGCATCAACTACGAGTATCTTCCGGAAGAGAGTGGCTTGGATGTTCCAGACGGAACACTTGTTATTTTCCGTTCTGACTTTGATGGCAAGATTGACGTAGTTCCAGTATCTGATCCAAACATTCCATCAAATGCACACAGGATGATGATGGCTCAGATGGCAATGAACCTCGCACAGTCATCTCCACCCGGCATGTTTGATATGGAGGTTCTTAACAGGACAATCCTACAGGCAGCAAACATTCCAAATCTGGACAAGATCATGCCACGTAAGGTGGAGCCGGTTCCTCTTGATCCGGTCTCGGATATTGCTGCTGCCGTCAAGGGTCTCCCAATCAGGGCATTTGTTGGTCAGAACCACGACGCACACGTTCAAGCAAAGATGATGTACTTGCAGGACCCAATGAATGGAGCAAGTCCAATCATGCAGCGTGTAGCTCCAATCCTACAGGCCAACATCCAAGAACACATGGTCATGAAGTACCAAGAGCAAGTCAATGGCGTTGCTCGACAGATGATGCAAGCTGCACAGCAGACTGGGCAGATCAACGCAAATGATCCTCAAGTCATCGAAATGGTAATGGCTCAAGCTGCCCAGCAAGTCATGCAAGCTAATGCTGCAATGGCTCAGATGCAGCAGACAAACACTCCAGAAGCCCAAATGGTCCAGCTAGAAGCACAGCGTCTCCAGATTGAGCAGGGCAAGGTACAGGTCCAGCTAGCAAAGGAAAGCGTTGATGCTGCAATGCGTAACAGGGAACTTGATCTCAAGGAAACTGCAATGCGGATTGACATGATGAAGGAAGGCATCAAGACAAGTACTGCAATCAATGAAAAGGAAAAAGATCGCAGCAACAAGAAGGCTATTGTTGCCCTTCAAGCAATCATGGATCTAGCCAAGACACAGCAGGGGATTGAAAAGGACAAGGCACTAAAGGCTGCCGATATCCTTTCCCAGATCCTTCAGCAGGATAAGTCACAAGCAAAGATGCAGTGATAAAGACATAAAGATATGGTTATATGGGATGAAATGCTTGTTGGATTGAACAAGCAAATAGGTGAGCTTACAAAATTCCTTGTCTCTGGTCAAGCTTCAGATTATTCTTCCTATCGTGAAGTTGTCGGTAAAATCGAAGGTATCGAAATAGCAAAACAAACTCTTCATCACATAGTAAAGTCTCGACTTTATGACCAAGACGATGAAGATGAAACCGACAATCAAGTCAATAAGCGTCGCTAGACGCGACAGAAAGAAAGGAAGATAATCCAAGACATGTTTAATGTTCAAATGGACAAGGCTATTGACAATGGTGAGTGGATTACGGATGAAGGTGTAAAGCTTGACAAGAAGGATCTGCCAACGCTGCCAGCGTATCACGTTCTTATTCGTCCAGTTTCAATCCGAGCCAAGACAAAGGGTGGAGTATACCTACCAGACAAGGTAAAGGATGATGTTGCTTATCTAACCACGATTGGCAAGGTTCTGAAGATTGGCGAAATTGCGTACAAGGATACTACAAAGTTCCCGAATGGCCCTTGGTGTTCTGAGGGTGACTACGTGTGTTACGGAAAGCATATCGGCCAGAAGTTTGTATTCAAGGGTGTAAAGCTTCTTTTAGTCTACGATGATCAGATCATCATGAAACTTGACAATCCAAAGGATCTAGATACGACGTACAATCTCTCCAACTAATAGTTTGAATAACTGGTTTTGCATAGCAACATCTAGTATGTTACTATGTAACCCATCTCAACGTAATCGTTAGTTTCGTAACTAGCGCGTGTTTGAAAGGAAACAAAATGGCTAATGACAAGGTTGACAATGGTTGGTCAACTATTGATCTGTCTGCGGATGGTGCGGGCAAGAAGGTAGAGTTTGAAATCGAAGGTCAGGAAGACAAGTCTAATGAGCAAAAGAAAGCCCAGACTGCTCCTGAAACGAACATTGAAGTTACACGAACTGAGGAATCTTCGGATACAAGGTCCAATAATGACACAGCAGAAGTTGGAAATCAATCAGAAGCCCAGCCTAATCCAGAATCTAAGGAACTGGAAGGCATCGAAACTCGCGGCGCTCAGAAGCGTATTCGCCAGCTTATCAAGCAGCGTAAGGAACGCGAAGAAGAGATTTCTAAGCTTCGTGACGAGGTCGAAAAGCTAAGGACTTCCGTACAGGTTCGTGAAAAGGAGCTTTCAACCAGTATCAAGAGTACGATTGAAAGCACCGAAAGCCAACTAAAGACACGAATTGATTCTGCCAAGGATCTATTCAAGCGGGCAGCAGAGAGTTCTGACACGGACGGCATGCTTAAGGCTCAAGAGGAAATGAGCCGAGCTTATGCCGAGATGACTCAGGTTCGTCAGCGTCGTCAGGATCTGGAAGAGTACACAAACCGTCTTGAGGCGCAGCAGACAAAGGAAACTCCTGCTCAGAATCAACAGAAGCAGGGACAGTACGATCCAAAGGCTATTCAGTGGGCATCTAAGAATGAGTGGTTTGGCAAGGACCAGATCATGACCAATGCGGCTCTTCTCATTGATGCCCAGTTAAAGGAAGAGGGATTTGATCCTTCTGATGATGAGTACTACGATGAGGTCGATTCAAGGCTTTCTCGTCAGTTTCCGCAGAAGTTCAAGGATCTAAAGGTAAATTCCCAAGATGAGTCTGAAGATGATTCTGGGAATGCTACAAACGCTACGAAGGCGGCGTCACGTCCTTCTCAGGTGGTTTCGGGTGCGTCACGCACATCCAAAGCCTCTACAACTTCTCGTGGCAACAAGGTCAAGCTCACACAAGAGGATGTCCGACTTGCACAGAAGTGGGGTATTCCACTTGAAAGATATGCAGCGGAAAAGCTTAAGGCTGAACAGGCTAATGGCGACTACACTCCAATCTGATATACACAAAACTAAGCGTGGAAGGAAATAAACAATGACACGGGAACTAAATTCACGAACTGCCAACACTCGCGAGAACGAAAAGCGTAAGCTTGTATTCGAGGAGCCAAACTGGCTGGACATTCCGGAAACTGTCCGCCAGCGATTTTCAAATAGCGGAAATGCTCTTCGATGGATTAGGATTTCAATCAAGAACGAAGAAGATTACCAGAATATTGGTAAGCGTCTAGCGGAAGGTTGGGAACTAGTTCAAGCTGACGAGGTTCCAGAGATGATGGCATCCTCTGCCGTGAGAGAGGGAGGGCGTTATTCGGGTGCTGTCTGCCGTGGAGATCTAGCACTGGCAAAGATGCCAGCCGAGCTAGCTGAATCTCGCCAACGCTTCTATGAGAATAGGAGCAGGGAAATGGTACAGGCTGTCAATTCTCAGCTACTGAGTAACTCAGACAGTCGCATGCCAATTTCTGTAAACAGCAAGACAAATGTCAGTAGGGGGAAGTCTCCTTCGTTTCAGGACTAAGTAGATTTGAACCTCTTCACACTAATCTTGCACTTGTCAATGTCTATCAAATAAGAAGGGAAAGTGTAATATGACTACTTCAAAGACACTATCCGGTCTTACTCCTTCACGCATTGCTGGTGCCGCCTATAACACACAAGGTACTAACGAGTATCCAGTTTCCACTGGCTATTCTTCAAATATCTTCATGGGCGACATTGTAAAGGTTGTGAGCGGGTATGTACAGGTAATCACCTCGACGGAAGATTTTGCTCGCGGTGTTTTCATGGGCTGCCGTTATGTTCAGAATGGCGAGCCAAAGTGGAGCCGTTACTGGCCCGCTAATACTTCAGCTTCAGAGATTTACGCACAGGTAGTTGATGAAGCTGCTGCAACGTATCTCATTCAGGCTGATGCATCGCTATCAATTGGCGATATCAACAGCCAGAACTTTGCTGTAACACTAGGTGCTGGTTCAACTGTAACCGGCAAGTCTGGTTTCGGCATCAGGGCAGCAGGGCGTACGACTGGTCCTGCAATGGTTCGTCCGGTTGCTGTATTTGATGTCCCCGGCAATGATATTCTTGTTCCAGCGGAACAGGCTTTTCCAATTGTCGAGGTTCGTATCATGCAGAATGCTGATCGCTACATTAGCGTTGTCGCTAGCGTTGGCGCAGTACTAACCTCAACGATCTAATTGAAGGAAGGAGTAAATAACAATGGCTATTAATCGCGCTAGTATTGCCAAAGAGCTTCTTCCGGGCCTTAATGCAGTCTTCGGTATGGAGTACAAGGAAGTTGACAACGAGCATGCAGTCCTCTACGCAGTGGAGAACTCCGAGCGTGCCTTTGAAGAGGAGGTTCTCTTCACGGGCTTCGGTGCTGCTCCAGTCAAGGCCGAAGGTGCTGCTGTCCAGTACGACAATGCACAGGAAAGCTATGTCGCTCGTTACACCAACGAGACCGTAGCTCTCGCATTTGCCGTAACGGAAGAGTCAATGGAAGACAACCTATACGATACGTTTGCCAAGCTTCGTGCACGTGGTCTCGCCCGTGCAATGGCAAACACCAAGCAAGTAAAGGCTGCTGACGTTTTCAACAACGGCTTCAGCACTTCTTATCTTGGTGGCGACGGTGCCGCATTATTCTCGGCATCTCACCCTGTCGTAGCTGGCGGTAACCAGTCCAATACACTCGGTGCAACTGATCTGTCCGAGTCAGCTATGCAGACTGCTCTTATCACCATCGCAAAGGCCAAGGATGATCGTAATATCCTTATTGGTCTTCAGGCACAGTCTCTCCACATTCCACCGGATCTTATCTACACGGCTGACAAGATCCTTAACAGCACTCTCAGCACGACAACCGTTACGAACAGCACGACTGGCGTAACGAATGTCAACGACGTTAACTCACTACGTCGTATGAGTGCACTGCCAAAGGGCTATTTCGTAAACCATCGGTTTACCGATACGAATGCTTGGTTTATTCGTACCGATTGCCCCAATGGTGCAAAGATGTTTGTCCGTTCTCCTCTGGCAACCAAGATGGAGCCAGACTTTGACACGGGCAACCTACGCTTCAAGGCTCGCGAGCGTTATTCGTTCGGGTGGTCTGATTGGCGTGGTTTCTATGGTGCCTCCGGTTCTTCGTAATACTTGAAGAGCTAGAGTAAGTCTGGAAGGGCAGATAGAGAGAGATCTTTATCTGCCCTTCTTTTTGATCTTGTGGTCCTTTTCTTAAGGTGGCTACAAGTGGTATAATGTACAGATACCCCAAAGACTACTTTTGAAAAGGAATTTAACCTATGTCAACAAACATCAGACAAGGACATGTAACTGGTAGTGGTGCTGTTCTAGATGTTACAACCAGCGTATCACTTGAGAATACAATCATTAGAGGTATTTTTGCTACTGGGATCGGTTCGTTTCTAATTACTGGTGTTTCTACGGATCCTTATGGAAACAAGACTGGAAATACAATTAAGTTCAATCTAACTACAGCAGTAGATGCATGTGATATCATGCTTCCAGAATACGGTATTAGAATGGATGGAGTTGTCAAGGTTTCGGCTCCAAGTTCAGCAGCAACAGTAGCAGTATTCTACGGCTAATCATATGCCGACGTATACATACCTAGTCAATGACATCATTGCTGCCACTGAGAATACTGGCACTGAGTTCATTGACTACATTCCATATATGGTCAATAAGGCTGAAGAGCGCCTTGTAAAGGATCTGGATGACTACGGTCTAGTTTCGTATACGTCTGTAGCTGTAAGCGCAAACAACAATATTGTCACGTTACCCTCTGGATCTCGTGTAGTCAAGAACTTCAATATCAAGAGCAATGGAACGAAGATCAATCTCTTGATGCGTACTGACGAGTTCATCAATGATTACTGGCCTGTGTCAGCTTCCGTTGGAGAACCAAAGTACTATGCTCCTCGTAATAATTCTACTGTTCTTGTGGCTCCTACTCCGGCGTCTACGTGCAATGGACAAGTAGTCTACATTTCTCGTCCAGTAACTCTCTCATCTGTATCGGATACAAACTACTTTAGTGACTATTGCTATGACTTGCTATTCTACGCAAGCATGGTAGAGGCTCTTATGTACCAGAAAGACTATCCTGCAATGCAAGTATTTGAAGCCAAGTACAAGCAGCTTCTTGAACTTCAGCGCAATCAAGCTCGCAGGACTCGTCGTGATGACATGCAAACTCCATCCAGTCCTGCTGGTGGCGATAATACACTTGTACCAAATTCCAACTAAAAGGAGATAAGAAAATGGCTGGCCTAAAAAAGACTCTAAATTTGCTGCTCAGCAGACGAACTGGTGGAGAAGAAAAGGTTGCTCCAGCTCTTCGTGAGACAAAGGAATACGCAATGGGCAAGGCAAAGGGTGCTGCTGGTGGAGCAGCCGCTACTGCTGCTGGATACGAAGGTGCCAAGCTTGTTCGCGAAAAGATGGCTTCAGATGACGAGGCTCGTCGTCAAGCAACAAAGGATGATACCCTTTATGACGTTAAGTTGACTTCCGATGAGATGGATGCGCTTAATGAGTACACAAGCAAGAAGTCCTCAAAGGGTTCTGTAACCAAGAAGGCTATGGGCGGCAAGGTTGGTCGCGGATGTGGCGCAGCCATGCGTGGCGGCGGCGCAGTAATGAAGAAAGGAAAGATGTACTAAGATGGCAAAGGGTAAGAAGCCAGCTTCTGGCGTTGACTACGAAAAGATGGATCCTTACGCTGGTGATGTAACCAGTGGCCCCGGTGGAAGCACCATGAAGGAAGACATCCCACCTCCAGCACCTCCTGCACCTCCAGTTCGCAAGCCTTCTACTCCAACAGTCCGAAAGGCTATGGGTGGTAAGGTTGGCCGTGGTTGTGGTGTAGCAATGCGCGGTGGTGGCTGCGTAATGATGGGATCAAAGAAAAAGTAATAGCACATGCCACTTAAGAAGGGTAGCTCATCAAAAGTAGTAAGCAGCAACATCCGGATGCTTATGAAGGAAAGTAGACCACAAAAGCAAGCAGTAGCTATTGCACTTAGAAATGCAAATGCTAAGAAGCTTTCTGCTGGTGGTTTACCATCTCTAGTTACAAATAAGGCGGCATTGCGAGAAGCAATCAACACACGCGACAACGAAAATATGTCAATGGAAGATAGGATGGCTGCCCAGAAGATCATGCGTAATATTGGTAAAAGTGGAGTACGAAAAGAGAAGAGGGCCATGTCCCAGAGTGGCGATCTTGTAGTGATGAAGATGGGTGGTTACGTCTCTCGCGTAAATGAAGCAGGAAACTACACAAAGCCTACAATGAGAAAGCAGCTATTCAACAGAATTAAAGCTGGTACAAAAGGCGGCGATGCGGGAGAATGGTCAGCTAGAAAGGCACAGCTTCTAGCTACTGAGTACAAGAAGCGTGGTGGTGGATACAGGTAATGGCTAAACTCATGAGTTCGCAAGCAAGCTTGAAGGCTTGGACAAAGCAGAAGTGGCGAACAAAGTCTGGGAAACCTTCAAAGGAAACAGGTGAGCGATACCTTCCAGAAGCTGCAATCAAGTCCCTTACTCCACAAGAGTACGCAGCTACTACAAAGGCAAAGCGGAAGGGAACAAAGGCTGGAAAGCAGTTTGTAAAACAACCAAAGACTATTGCAGAAAAAGTAAAGGGTTTCAGGAAGATCTAAAATGGCACTTACAGATTCAGAAAAGAACAAACTTCAGAAGCTTGGACTAAGTGGTCTTAACAAGCCAAAGAATACTCCATCACATCCTACAAAGAAGGGTGTGGTAGCAGTACGTTCCCCATCTGGTGGTGTAAAGGTAATTCGATTTGGTGACCAGAAAATGGGTCACAACTATTCTCCAGAAGCTAGAAAGGCATTCAAGACAAGGCATGCGAGCAATATCGCAAAGGGTTCACAGAGTGCAGCCTATTGGGCAGACAAGGTTTACTGGGCAGGACCAACGGGATCAAAGAAGATGCCTCCAAAGTCCCAGAAGTATGTTAGAGGCATCAAGAGGTAATAACCAAGATGGCAATCTCAAGATCAAGTATAAAGGAACAAATCATGAAGGCTCCAATGAAGAAGAAGACACCAATGATGGCAAAGGGCGGCAAGATGCCAAAGCTTGGCTCGGGCGAGCGTTTTGCAAAGCTTACGAAGAACATCGCTGCTCGTGGCAATGTATCAAATCCAGCAGCAGTAGCAGCCTCTATTGGTCGCAAGAAGTATGGCGCAGAAAAGATGGCAAAGATGGCTGCTGCCGGTCGCAAGAAGGGTTGATAGACATACTAGTGTAGAGAAAGGTTTAGACCTCTATGTCAACTAGCGGTACATATAACTTCAGCATGGATATCGATGAGGTAATCCAAGAAGCTATGGAAATGATTGGAGGGGAGCAGACATTGGGACATGATCCCAAGTCTGCTCGTCGTTCAATCAATCTACTGCTACAGGATTGGCAGAACAGAGGAATTCTTCTGTGGACCACGAATACTACGGTAGTAGATGTTTCGGCTAGCGTAACAGCTTATGCCCTTTCATCTGCTACTGTAGACACAATGGAAGTAGTGGTAAACCTAAGTTCTACGGACATCCAGCTTCAGCGTATTTCTATGGAAGAGTATCTTCAGATTCCGAGAAAGAGCCAGACTGGAAGACCAACACAGTACGCTATCCGCAGAGGTAGGGCAAATCCAGAACTTTACCTATGGCCCATTCCAGATACAGAGGACTACTCACTTAAGATTGAGAAAGTCCGGTATATACAGGATGTAAACAAGTCTGCTGGTCAGATTGCGGATGTATCCCGTAGGTTTCTACCGTGTCTTACTGCTGGTCTATCCTACTTCATGTCAATGAAGAGGGCTGGTATTGGTGGAGATAGGGTCCAGTTTATCAAGCAGGAGTACGAGGAGCGTCTAGCTAGGGCTATGGACGAGGATAGGGAGCGTTCAAGCATCAGAATTGTACCAAAGCTGAACTTGGTGTAAAATGGCATCTACCAAACGAGCTTTGGGGATTTGCGATACTTGTGGGTTCCAGTACCCGTATCGCCAGCTAAAGCGCAATAGTTATGGGTTGATGGTATGTCCGGAGGACTATGAGGGTAGATACGACCTAAAGAACCATCCACAGAACAAGTCTCCAAACGTACGAGATGACGAGTACATCCGTAATCCAAGACCACCACTGAACAACGACAGAAACATTGTCTGGAACAACGCAAACGTAAATTGGGAAAACGAAACCCAATACTGGAATACGGTTTAAGGAGCGGATATGGCAACTCTTACTGGCAAGACCATTGCAGATACATACAAGGATCTGCTTCAGGTAAGCAACGCAAATAGCGGAATTGATGGCACTCTCCGTACTGTTCAAGATGGAGAGGGAACCAATTCTGCATTGCAACTAAGCAACAGTACTGTAAACATCAATGGGATTTTCCAACTAAATGGAGGCACTCTCACTGCAACAGCTTCGGCATTGAATGCTGTAACTGATCTGAGTGGAGTAACTGGTCTCGTAGCAATGACTGGCGGATCTCCAATTGGAAGATCTATTACAGTAGGTACTGGTCTAAGCGTAGCAAACGGTGATGGTGTAAATTCTAATCCAGCAATTACACTGGAAACTACTGGAGTTGTTTCTGGAAGCTATGGTCCATTTTCAAATCTAGAAGTAAATTCTAGAGGACAACTAGTAAGTATTAGTACTCCTGTTTCAGTAAGTGTATCAAACTTTGCTACTACAAAGCTCACTGTTGACAATATTGTTGGAGCATCAGCTACGTTTTCTGGTGGAGTTTCTGCAAGTACATTTTATGGGGATGGGTCAAATCTGACAAATCTTCCCACTGCGCCAGTTTCCGTTTCTGCGTATACTGTAAATAGACTTACTGTTGTTAGCGCAGCAACAGTAAATGGCATTGTCAGTGCTGTAGCTTTTGTTGGAGATGGTTCAGGTCTATCAAATATCAGTGTAGCTTTTGCCGCTTCAGCAACCAATGCAACTAATGCAGTAAACGCTACTAATGCTGTAAGCGCAGTATTTGCTTCATCCGCTACTAATGCAACAAATGCATTAACGGCTGATTTTGCTACAAGCGCCACTAATGCTACAAATGCGGTAAATGCTACAAATGCTACAAATGCAGTAAGTGCTACGTTTGCCGCTTCAGCTACAAATGCTACAAATGCAGTAAGTGCTACGTTTGCCGCTTCAGCTACAAATGCTACAAATTCGGTATCTGCTTCATTTGCCACATCAGCTACTGACGCCTTGAATGCAACAAATGCAGTATCAGCACAATTTGCTACCAGTGCCACAAATGCTACAAATGCAGTAAGTGCGTCTTTTGCTACTTCGGCTACAAACGCGACTACGGCTGTAAATGTTTCTGGTGCTGGCACAGTAAATGCAGCTAGTGCTATATTTAGCGGTATTGTATCAGCTAATGAAATAGATGCTTCAATTGGTAACTTCACTGGTTCAGTTTCAATTACAGGACCGTTAAACGTAAATGGCGCTGTAAGTGGTACGTCTGCTATGTTTACAGGAATTGTTAGTGTAAACGAAATTGATGCTTCTATCGGTAACTTTACTGGAAAGGTATCAATCACTGGCGGCATCAACGTAGCAGCAGCAGTAAGTGGTACGTCAGCAGTATTTACTGGAGTTGTCAGTGC